AAACACTATTATTTGCTATATGTATTAAATTTAATACAACATTTTAAAGAAACAAAAATTCAAAATTTAATATGTGAAGACCTTAAAGACTATTCAAATAATTATAAAACAACAAAACAAGAAGAAGCTACATTAAATTGCAATGACTTTAATATAGTAAATGAAACATTAAAATTAATGTCATCTACTAGTTCAAGTTCAAAAAAATTAACCAATATAGATTTAATGGTTACTAAAAAGTCAAATGCTAGTCTATATAAGAAAATTCTCCCACAAAAATGGGAATAAATTAATTAATTACTTTTTATATACTTTTTATAGACTTATTATATACTTATTATATAGTGCTATGACTTATAAAAATAATTTATATAACAAATTATCATTTAGTAAAGAGAGAAAAAATAGGAGGTCACGACGTAACTTAAGCAAGCGCATCAAGAGCGTAAGAAAACATAAAGAACAAAAATTTAAAAGATTAAAATGCGCTCCACAAAATAATAATAATGACCCAGAACTTAAAGATTATACTTGCTATTCCCGCACTAATTTACAAACATTTAAAGAAATCTGGAATAACAGCAGCGATGAAAAGATTAATACAAACAATAGTAAAGAAATATGGCAATTTTTCAAAAACAAGCTAAGCAAAGAGTGTTATGATGAACTATGCTGGCTTAAAAAAAGCAAGTTGTCTTCTATTAACAACAGCGAATTATTAATTAAAGAAATATTTAAACCATTTTCACCAAAAACGTGGATAACAAATCCATCTACGTGGCTTTCTAGTGTTGATATAACAAAAATAATGAACCAATATGAAAAATCGCATAGCAATTTTAAGTTTATTGGTCCTAGTCCAATTGACTTTGATACTAAAGAAGTATTTTCAACATGTGTGTGGGAACAATTATGTAATTTTAATTTAAAAGAATATATTCAAAAAAAGATAACCAAAATAGGAATCATTTTTAATACTGATACACACGATAAGCCAGGAAAACATTGGATTGCGCTATTTATTGATTTAGATAAAAAGTTTATATTTTATTTTGATAGTAATGGAACAAAAATGCCAAAGCAAATAAAAGTATTAATTAATAGAGTAGAACAACAAGCACAACACGAAAATATAATATTAAAAGTAGATGATAATGAAGGATTTACTCATCAATATAATGATGGTCAATGTGGTATGTATGCGCTTTATTTTATAATAGAATTGTTAAAAGAAAATAAAACATACAATTATTTTAAAACAAGACGAATTAAAGACGCTACAATGAAAAAATATAGGACAATCTATTTTAATCAGGCAAACGAAGAACTATATCACATAAAAGACTAGCTTATTTCTTTCTACTTTTTATAACAAATTATAACATTTAAAATCTATCAATGGTTTTAATTAGTTCATCTTCTTCGTGTTCAGCCATTAAATGCGGACTGTTAGTCTTTTTTACATTTTTATTAACACTTTCTAACTTAGTTAATATATATTCACCACAAGGACCACAATTGTCTTCATTTGCCAAATCTATTTTCTTATTAATTTTAATAGCACATCGTTCTTGACTCCATCGTCCAAGCGGACCCGCTTCATTTAAAAATAACATTTTGAACAGTGTTCTACTATATACAAACTTGGTTGCTTTTGTGAAAGGCATTATGTTTATTATTATACTAACTATGAAGCTAGTATAATAATAAATCAATTTTTAAATAATTTAATATATTTTTTCTACTATTTCTCCGTTTTTATTATAAATCCAAATCTCACATAAATAACCAGCATCTTTTAATGCTTGTTGCTTTAAATAAATAATATCTTGTTTTTTTTCAGCAGTCCATGTTGATTTTACTTCAATACATCTATTTTGTGATTTAATGAAACAATCTACAAAATATCTACGTTTTTTACCATCATCATCTTCATACCAAATAATAGGAACTTCACTTCTATTTACTATAATATCATTTTCTGATACATTTTCTTTAAATACTAAATCATTTAACATATAATTTTCATATCCTTGTATTCTCTCAATTCTTCCTGAAGGAAATATATAATTATAACCTTTGTAGGCATTTTTAGACGCTTTTTCTGATATTTCTGCGTTTTGTGCTGGATGCTCGACACCATGATTTTTTAGACATGTCGCCTTCTTTTTATCTTTAATATCTTCTGATTGTGAAGGATTTTCAACACCTAGTCTTTCTAAATTGGTTACTTTACATTTATCTCTTACTTCTTGTGATTGTAAAGGATATTCAACACCTCTTCTTTCCAAATTAGTTGCTTTCATTTTATCTCTTACTTCTTGCGATTGTAAAGGATTTTCAACACCTAATCTTTCTAAATTGGTTACTTTCGCTTTATTTTTTACTTCTTCAGATTGACAAGCATACTCAAAACCATATTTTTTTAAACAGGTATCCTTAATTTTGTTTTTTATTTCGTCTGATTGTAAAGAACATTCAACACCATGATTTTTTAAAGTAGTCGCTTTTCTTTTATCTCTTACTTCTTGTGAATAAGAGGCATTTTCAAGACCATGTCGCTCTAACATAGTTGCTTTCATTTTATCTTTTACGTCTTGTGATTGAGAAGCACTTTCAAATCCATGTCTTTCAAAATTAGTTGCTTTTATTTTATCTTTTACTTGTTGTGATTGTGCTGGATGTTTGAAACCATATTTTTCCAAATTAGTTGCTTTCATTTTAGTTTTTATTTCTTCTGATTGAAATGGATTTTCAGCACCGTATTTAATAATATTAGTTGCTTTTGCTTTGGTAATTCTAATTTGTGTCATATGTTTTTTACAATAACATCCAGTATCTATAAAATTTCTAAAAGTTTTATCACATAAATCATCACATTCTACACATTTTTCTTTAATTCTATATTCGCGAGTAAGATTTACATCACTATAATCGGTTGTTGAATTAATATTGTTTTCTAAAAAATATTTTTGCAATAATTCATTGTTATATCTAATTATAGGTTTACTCATAGTATTATACTAACTATGAAGCTAGTATAATAATAAATCAATTTTTAAATAAAAAGAAAAACTCTAATTTAATGTCTACGCGAGCGTCTTGCTGTTCTTTTTCGGTGCAAACGTCTCTTTTTTGAACTATTTCTTCTTCGTCTAGCTTTAGTCCTAAAGCCTTTGCCCTTTACTTGTTCTCCATACGCATTTATTGTCTTGCGTAATGTGCCTCTACTTTTTTCACTCTTTTCGCTCGCATATGTGTCACTATCAGAACTATAGTCTGAACTTGAACGCGAACGCTTCTCTTCCTCTTCTGCCGCGGCCGCTTCTTTGCGCCTCCTACATCCACGTCTCTTCAACCCATAACATGGCATTTATATAGTATACTAATATTTAAATAAAAAATTCTAAATAATAATTCTAAATATTTAAATAAAAAATTCTAAGTGAATTTAATATTAACAAATCTTTATGTTTTAACAGTTTATTCATCATTTATGGATTTATATCCATCTTATTATAAGGAGTGCTAACATTAATAATAGCATCTTTAAACGTTGCCCAGCTCTTGTCATCTTCTGCCTTCTTTGCCCTCGCTAACATAGTTGCCTTCTCAGCTGCTCTCGCGGCATTCTCAGCTGCATAAATCTTATTCAAATCCTCATCTGAGTTAGCCCCCCTTTTCTTCATCTCAGCATGTAGTCTCAGCTTATCCGCCTTTTTTTCTACCGTTGACATTGCCCTTTTCCTTTTCAAGGCGGCGCTCTTTACTCGCTTAATAAAAGCCTCATCTGTCTCCTTATCATCAACCACGTAATCTGGTTCCCTCATGGGAATCGGCCCGACCGCTGCCTTCTCATCTGCTATTGCTGCCCTCTCGGCTGCCTCAATCATAATCAATTCCTCAATTGAGTTAGCCCCCTTTTTCAACATCTCAGCATGTAGTCTCTGCTTATCCGCCTCTGCCTTCTCATCTGCTATTGCTCCTTCACGTTTTACACTACGGTTTGAGCGAGGTGTTATATTATGATACGAATGAGGTGTTACACTACGTTTTGAGCGAGGTGTTATACTACGATTTGAATACGGTCCCCTTCCTCCCTTTTTTATTGAATAATATTTAATTCGTGCCTTCCCTAAATAGTTATGTTTTCTATTTCTTCTTTTAGTTTTACTTCTTTTAGTTTTACTTCTTTTAGTTTTTCGCATTTATATAGTATACTAATATTTAAATAAAAAATTCTAAATATTAAAAACTACAAACTATAAACTACAAACTAAAAAAAATTTACGCGGCTAACATATCGGGTGCCATTCGTTCATTATCCCATCCTGGTTTGTTTCTAAGAAGTTCCTTATAATCTTCGTCTGTTCCATCATTAAATCGTTTTAGCGCAGCTTTATTCCATTTAATAGCAGTTTCTGTATATTTTTTATCTTTTATTACATTGGCAAGGTATGGATGTCTTACTGTTGTAGAATCTGGACTATGCGTTTGGCTACGTGTTCCGCGCGCTGGACCATCAAGTCCTAATTTCTCTAATCGCAACATTTCTGCTCTTTGTAGCTCGTGTAGCGTATTATTTAGCTCTAATGCGTTGTCTAAACGCCTTTTATATTTCTCTTTATCTGTTAAATCTTGCTTATCAAGTTGCTCAATTAGTCTTTTATGTTTAGTTTTTGCCGCAATTATATGTTCTTCATATATATCTACGTATCTAGCTCCTGTTTCTGGTGTTTTAGAACGTCTAGATTTAGACTTACTACGCGATTTAGACTTACTATGCGATTTAGATTTTCGCGCAGGTTTAGAACACCCAATTCCTCGTCCTCTTCTTTTAGACTTCCCTAAATAGTTTATACATCTTTTTCTATTATTTTTGGTTTTCCGCATTTATAGTATAACTGTTTATTTTATATAAAACATATAAAATATATAAAATATATATAAACCATGGATTTTTATACTCGCTTATTTTGGATGTTTTTCTTTGCCTTCATTCTTTTATCTGGTTATTTAGTTTGCTGTACCAAGAAAACTGATATATTTTATTTACAAATAGGCTCTGGATTAGGTATGTTTGCTACAAGCAAAATTGGAAGAAGCTTTTTAGGAATCTGAGTGATTCCATAGTTTATCTAATTTCCAAATAGGAGTGCGTTTATTTAGAGCCCAACGCGAAAAGCGATTAACATAATGGCGACAATCATTAATACCTAATATGTATTTTTTTTGTAATGTTTTTTCAAATTGTACGACTTCTTCAAGTGTTTTACTTGTTTGCCCCCAATAAATGGTCTTATTTGGAACATTTTCAGGAATATAAAATCTATATAGTTTGTCTACAAATCGTAATTCGCTATTTAATATTACTTCATTAGTCGGCGAGCTAATAATAGTAGAACTTGTTTTATATTCGCATTTAGTAGGGTCACAAAAAGGTCGATAATCATATCTCAACATTGTGTCTTCATTTTTAAAACTAATTCCAATATGATATAAATTTAATTCATTATTGAATTTTTCTAAATGTAAATTGACGTCTAAATGTGAATGTAAAGGAACGTGTGGTTGTATGTTATTAACTGGTACAATATATGCTAATAAGATTTGAACATAATATAACATATATTAGAATATACTATAATATATAACAATATAAAAATAACTTTATTAATAAACTATTAAGTGTTAATAATATATAACTTTATAATATATTAAAGATGCAAAGTTGTATACTATGCTTAGAAGAAGGAGCAAATTTAAAACAACTAAATCATTGTGGCATTTATTATATTCATAAACAATGTCATAGTAAATGGATTTCTAAAAATAATACATGTATTGTGTGCAGAGAACCATTAGTAAATGAACATACAATAATAGTTCAACAAGCACAACAATTTCAACAAGTTAATCAAGAAGTAGAACGTTATTCTAATACTATTATACTAAATAGTCTAAAATTTAAGATGGTTTATACTATTATTGTAATGTTAATGACACTAATAACAACCTATATTTTTTTTTATAATGTAATTAAAAAATAATAAAATTAAGTTAAAGCTAATGCCATAATATACTATAATACATTATAATACATTATGGCAAACATATTATTAGGAGACCAAAACAAAGAGCTTTTATGGAATATATTATATTCTAATAAAACATTTGAAACAATTCCGCAATCTAAATTTAACAATGTAAAAACAATATTTGAAAACGCTATTATAAAAGTAGTTAATTCTAATTTAGAATTGTTAGAGTCAACTACAAATATAAATACTATAAAAACACTTATTACACAATTAAATAAGGTTATTTTACAAAATATAATAGTAGACATTGCTAACTTTAATCAATTATTATTAACTTCAACTAATCCAAAAACCAACTTTAAAACGGCGACTTTAGAAACATTTGAAAAACAATATAAAGAAAAGCAAGTATCGTTTAATGAGTTTATGACAAAAATAGAGCCTCCACAAGTAAATTTTGAGTCAATAAAAGAAGACACATTAGAAACAAGTGAATTAGATAAATTATTAGAAAATATTCAAAAAGAACGCTTAAAAGACATAAAAAAACCAGAAAAGTTAGAAAAGTTAGAAAAGTTAGAAATGTTAGAAAATACAGAAAAGCCAATTAACATAGAATTAGTCAACCTAAATGATTTTGAAAAAGAATTATTTACAGAAAAGCCGGTTCAAGACCCATCAATCTCTAAAAAGAAGATTGTAACAATTGAGGACCTTTTACACACTATTCAACCTGTTTCAGAAAAAAAGGACAATCAAAGTTTATTACTATCTATTGATGAAAAACTAATAACATTAATGACTAATCAGCAAAAGATTATGGAAAAACTGGGTCTACTATAATTTCTGAAATCTATGTGTGCCGTCTTCTTGTTTTACTAATTTGCCTAAAAGCAAAAGCTCTTGCTTTAAGTAGCTATCATAATCATATAAGTCTTTAGTTTCTTTATTAAACGCATATACTATTCCATTTATAGTAAGTTCATTTAATTTAACGACTTCCGTTTTCTTGTTGAGTTTCATACCTTCATCTTTATCTTGATTACTAATATTGGGAGTATATACATATTTATCTTCACGAGGATTACCAATAACAAAACATTTAAGGTCGTTCTCTTTGCTTGATGAGCGACTATGAATAGCACAGTCAATTGCTGATTCTTTTACGCTCTTTAATAATGACGCATTAATTTCTTCTTTAATACTAGATATTTCGTATAAATATTCGTCGCTAGTAATAACTTTTTTCTTATCTTTTTTGGAAAGGTCTTTTAAGCGCAATTCAATTGACAAGTCACTTGACAATTGTGTTTCGCTAAATATCATTAAATATAAAAATACTTTAACTGTTTGGAGTTCTTTAGGTAAATCGCTATGACTACATATGCGACGAGCACGACCAATTACTTGATGGGTTCGCACAGGATGCCAATAAGGTTCAGTTATATGGACGTAGCGAACATTTTTTAAACTAATACCTTCCGCACCAGAAGAAGTAATCATCAACACTTTAATTAGTTGTCCATAAAAATTGTCACTTGCTATTTCCATTATAGATTTTAACAACGAAGAAGGCACAAGCTTCCAAGTGCTATTTAGCACATTTTTAATAATTTCGCGCTCTTCTGGTGTTTCTGAGCCAGTATACGACGCATACATCGGCTTTCCAACATCTTCAGGTGCAACCCCCAAAATAAATTCGCCTTTTTCATTTTTCTTTAACTTAAATTCGGCAAAGTTGTTTTCCTTTAAAACCAGCTTAAAGATGCCGATGCCTTCAAGTGTTTTAAACTGCGAATAAAGCAAGTGTATACCTTTATGGTCATCATCAATAATATTTTCTAAAATATGTAGAAATTTAGGGCTGTGTTTTTGTAAACCAGCTTTAGACAAATATTTGCCCGAATTGCGCTCAAGTTCTTTTAATGCCTCAGCAATACGTTTTCCATATGAGCTATCGCTTAATTTTGTCTGGGCTTGGTCTTTTTCCAATTCTCTAATATCGTCGGCGTCATATTTTCCATCAATATTATTTATTTTTTCCGCACTACTCAAGTCATCTAATAATTCTTCAGATATATTTTTGGCAATAATAGAATTGTCTATATCTTCTTCAATTGCGTCTAATGCTGACTCAACAGTTGATTCGCTATTTGGCATAGGACGGACGATGTCAGGTTTAGGAAATACAAAATTACAAAACGCGCGGGAAAATATGCGATATGTTGATGCGCTATCATTATATAGTTCATCATTTTGCGCACCAGTTTTGCCTTTTTTAGATTTTTTCTTCTTATTTGCTTCTTCTAACTTGCGTTCTTGGACGCGAGCTTCTTCATATATTCCAAATTGAAAATCGCTCATTGCGACTTTAATGATTTTAAAGTCGTCGGGATTAGAATGGTCGTAGCTAGGCATTAGTTGCTCTTGTGCGCTTCTAAAGTAAGAGGTGAGTCCTAATATTCGCATTTTAAACATAGTTTGATTATTTATAGTGTTGTTTGGGTTAATAAAGAGAGATTTAAACTCATCAAAATTATCTGGTAGCGCTTTGTAACCACCAATATTGATCTTATTATTGGCGATTTTAATATTATGTGCTTCCAATGTGCCGGTTATTTTTTCTATAATTTGTGCGCTAGTTAACAGTTCATTACTATAAACTAGCTTATTTTTGTTTGCACCGGATTTAATATAGCCAAATGGATTTGGAGTAATACTAAGTTCATAACTTAATGCATTATAGTCAATAGTGTCAATATAGCTTAACACATTTTCTTTGCTAAATAGTGCTTCTAAATTTTCCTTTGTTAAAGGTTTTTTATCAATTAACAATTTACAAGTATAAGTGCGCAGCGTGCCGCGTAATATGTTAAACAATATTGCGATTTCATTTGGATAATTAATGATTGGTGTTCCTGATAATAAAATGATTTTACAATTTTCAGCATCCATTAAATAGTTGTAAAGCTTCATTGACAATGAGGTTTTGCGAGTAAGTTTATTTACAATCCTGCTTATAAAATTATGGGCCTCATCAATAATAATTACTTTATTGGAAAAAGGATTAAGCGTTCCTCCATTTGTTAGTCCGTTTAAGTGGGAACTTCGTAAGCCGTTATAGTTTATAAATTGATATTTATAGGAAATCATTTTGTCCAATTGACTGTTAATTTTTTGCTGATCTTCAAAATCCAATGTATCATAGTTTGGTTGCTTTTTAATATTAATAAACCACGCGCCACCATTGATTTTAATATATTCTTGCGGAAGCTTCAAAATGGTGCTTAAATATTCAACATATTGTGGATGCGTTTTTGTGCTAATAAATTCCCAATATTGATTTTTTTTATATAAATAATCACCACATTTTTTTAACTCTTCAATATAGTTAGATCTTAAAGACGCAGGAGTCATTATCATAATTTGTTTTTCATTTTTAATGCCCTCCGCAATTGCAATAGAAGAACATGTTTTACCCGAGCCAAGACCGTGATATAATAATAATCCTCTATAAGGGGTATATATATTTATATAATCTCGCACAATTTTTTGATGAGTTAAGAGAGAAAATTCATTCGAGCTTGAACTATCACAGCTAACAGACGACTTCCCCGCTTTTAATTGCGCCTCTTCTTTTAATAATTGTTGTTTAAAAGGCTCAAATAGCGAATTAATAAAACTAATAAACATCTCTCTATTATCCAAATAATAGGATGGTGCTTTTATTAATATACTTGGTTCTAACTTAGGAATTCTATTTAAATAAAGCATTTTTCCAATACGTAAATCTTTGGGAATTACTAAGGATTCATCAATAGTTTCGCCTCTTGTTTCTTGTTTTATAGTCTTGTCCTTGTCCTTGTCCTGTGCACCAGGTTTCGGTGTTAATCTCTCTTTGCTTGGAAGTTTAATTTTAGATTTTTTTATAGTTTGCTCACTCGGATTAGTAATAATAAGTTTAGCACTTGTTTTTACAATTTGGCTAAAACTATGTTTCGGGTCTTTTTTAGTTGTTGTTATGTCGTCCTTCGTTGGATCTTTAATTGCGTCTTTAATTGCGTCTACTACTTCCTCGCCTTTACTATTTGCCATTTTAGAAAGTTTTTTATAGCCTTTTTGTACGACTTCTAAATATTCTTGAATAGTAGAAAAAAATTGGTCTCTATTTATTAATTGTTCTGATGTTTTATCAATAATATGCGGCGCAACTCCTTCTTTAGGTATATTTAGTATAATATTAAATTGTTCTTGTGCTTTTGGTAATGGTTTAATTTTTAATTGTTGTAAAGTTTCATTTGCCATTATTATATATTATATATAATTAAATAATATATATTAAGTGTATTTAATATTTTACTTATTATTATAGTTATTATACTTATAATAACTAATCAACATTTAAAATAGGAAAGATTTAAAAAGAATTATAATATAAGCAGCAACAAATGTTAACAATGTATCAACTACAGCAATATTAAATAATCTTAACGAATGAACACCTGTTCCAACTTTACCAAAGCTATCTCTATATTTACATAAATTCATAATGTTGTATATTGATGCTATATTAAAATTAAAAGACAAAGACTATTTTTCAAATAGTTGAATAGCTTGGTCGCATGCTAATTGTTCCGCCTTTTTCTTAATTTTGTGCTCGGCTTTTGTCAAAAACACTAATAATTTGTCTTGTTTTTCAAGTAACTCGTGAATACTCTTAAAAGAACCAAGACTATCAAATGAAATAGCATCACTAATTTTAGCATTATGAATATTTTGGCCAAAACATATATATACACCCATTACATAATATCTATCATTATCATCGGCGTCGTCCAATTTAGGAGTTTTTAGTTCAACATAATCAGGTGTAATTTTAAACTCTTTTTGAATAATTACTTGTAGTTTATTTTTATAATTATCATCATTATTAATTAAGTTGGTCCAGTCTACATGCTTTTCAAAGACATTTTCAACAAATGTTTGCGCCATTTGTAGTCCAGGACCACATTTAAATACATTTTCAAACCACCCATATTCATCTTTAATAGAAATGCGATTATAGTCAAGGAAAATTGCGCCAATAAATGCTTCAAACAAACACCCTAATTTTTTTAAATTATTGCGAATATTTTTTTCTTCAGCATGTCTAGAAATA